GCTGGATTTGACAATTCAGATCGCGGGCAGCGTTGTGGCGGAGGTTCCCGAACCGATTCGTCCGTACATCATCAAGAAGATTCAAGAGAAAATTCCTGATGCAGTGCAGAAAGATTTGGAAGCACAGGGAAAGGCGGCCCCGGCAGAGAAGAAGGAAAAGCCTCCCGTTGGCGAGACGGTGGGGTTCCGCATGGCCCGGCAGTTCGCAGAAACGGAGCCGGGCTTCAAGGACTTCGTTGTGGCGCTGGCTAACAAACTGCAGAACGGTTGACCTTGGGGGGACAAAGCATGAACTGCAATGTGGAAATTATGGCCGTGGGGACGGCTGATGGTCTGGAAGTCAGCATTCACGGCGGTTCGGTTGGCATGATGACGGCGGCAGAGCTTATTGTGGCCCGTGTCCTCATGGCGGTAGCCGATGACGAGGAAAATCTGGCAGGTCTGAAAGACAGTATGTTTGAGATCATCAATGAAATGGTCAAGGACTGTTGGGCTGAAAAGACGGCCAAGACGGAAGCCGAAAAAGAAGCTGCAGTGAACCAGCTGAAAGCCTTTGTGGCAATGCTCTTTGAACCGGAGGACTAACACAAGGCGGTTCCAATGGCGGGAGGAACGAAAATAAAACCCGCTGCCAGAAATACAAGTGGAAAGGCGGGGAAGCGTGAGCAGTGAATTTACGCCCTTTGTGGCGGCGTCCATGCGGGAGATGCTTTTGGATATGCTCGAAAAGCACCCGGAGATTTTCGACAGACCGACAAGATACCCGGCAGGCCGGGAAGAATTTTTGAAACAAAAGGAGCCGAACCATGGATAACGAAAAACTGTACGAGGACATGAAGCCGAAAGAAAAGTTCGAGGTTCTCTGGGCGGAGAGCGGCCTTGCTGACCGTCCGGGCGCTGAAAACCTTTGGCAGCAGATGGTGGCTTTGGGATTCTTTGAAAAGCCTGCCAGCATCAAGCACCATTCCAACCATCCCGGCGGGCTGTGTGAGCACTCGGTCTGCGTGGCAGAGGCGGCAATGGAATTGTGCAGGGCAAATCACGCTTTCA